CGGTGAAGGAGCTGATCTGGTGCTACGCCAACCCCAACTTCACCACGTCCGCCCAGCTGAACCACATGTGGAACTTCACGTCGAACACCGAGGCGGTGTGCATGTCGTCCAACGTCCAGGCCTTCTCCGCATCCAACAACTGGATCCCGCCCCACATGGCCGGCGCGCCCCTGATGGTGAACGGCGGCTCGACCACCCTCGGTCTGCTGTCCATCACCGCCAACTCCTACTGGGTGGAGGATGGCCTGACCGTCCTGTCCGTCGGCACCGCCCCCGGCCGGTCTGTGGGCCCCCTGGACATGTTCAAGGTTGTGCTCAACGGTCAGGACCGCTTCAAGGAGCAGAACGGCAAGTACTTCAACCAGGTTCAGCCGTTCTACCACCACACCGGTACCCCGTACCCGGGCGTGTACTCTTACTCCTTCGCTCTGCAGCCCGAGGAGCACCAGCCGACCGGCACGTGCAACTTCTCTCGCATCGACAACGCCCAGGTGTCTGTCGTGCTGAAGGGTGCCACCGACACGACGCAGCAGAAGCTGTTCGCCGTCAACTACAACGTTCTGCGTATTCAGTCCGGTATGGGTGGCCTCGCCTTCTCCAACTAGACACCGCGCACGCCCACAAAACAAAAAACAAAAACAAAAAACAACAAGAATGTCCAGATTCCTGTTGTTTTTTTCTCTCGCCGTATACTAAAATGGCTGGCGGACTCATGCAACTCGTAGCGTACGGCGCACAGGACGTGTACCTGACCGGCACGCCCAAGGTGACCTTCTTCCAGGCTGTGTACAAGCGCCACACCAACTTCGCGATGGAGCTGATCCAGCAGACGACGTCCGGTACCGTAGGTAACGGCGGTCGCGTATCCATCACGATTGCGCGTAACGGCGACCTGGTCGGTAACATGCACGTGGCTCTGCAGCCGCTTGTGCCGTCAGCCACCATGGTACTGACGTCCACCAACTCTGCATTCGACACCAACTGGGTCGCCGAGCGCGCCATTGCGGCCGTCGAGCTGACCATCGGCGGTCAGCGCATCGACAAGCACTACCAGACCTGGTGGCGCCTGTACTCCGAGCTGTTCCTGAACGAGTCGGACAAGATTGCCTGGGGCAAGATGACGTCACAGTCCAACCCGAACCCGACACAGTCGTCCGTGCCCAAGGTGTACCTGCCGCTGCTGTTCTTCTTCAACCGTAACCCGGGTCTGTACCTGCCTCTGATTGCGCTGCAGTACCACGAGGTGCGCCTGGATTTCGATCTGACCCAGTACTACTCCAGCTATTTCTCCGCCTCGTCCGCGTTCGAGGTCTGGGCCAATTACATCTTCCTGGACACGGAGGAGCGTCGTCGTTTCGCCCAGAAGGGTCACGAGTACCTGATCGAGCAGCTGCAGCACACCGGTGGTGATACCCTGACGTCCTCTGGGTCGTCTGAGGGCGCCGTCCAGACCGTGCGTCTGACCTTCAACCACCCGGTGAAGGAGCTGATCTGGTGCTACCAGAACCCGACCGCGGCCGCCATCGGCGCCACGCAGCTGAACGGCATGTGGAACTTCTGCTCGTCGACGCAGAACGTGAACGTGACGTGCGATCCCACCAAGATGGCTCTGGCCGGCTCCCTGAAGCCGCACGAGACCGGTGCCCCGCGTCTGTTTGTGCCGGGCGGCTTCGCCCCGGGCTCGAACGTCGCCCCGGTCGTCGCGTCCAATGTGCAGACTGCGGCTGCCCAGACCGGCAACGTGTTCTGGACCGAGGAGGGTACCCAGTTTGCGACGACCAGCACCGCGTACGGTCTGGAGGTTGGTCCGCTGCACCTGTTCAAGGTTGTGCTCAACGGCCAGGACCGTTTCAAGGAGCAGTCCGGCAAGTATTTCAACCAGGTTCAGCCGTTTTACCACCACACCGGTACCCCGTACCCGGGCGTGTACGTGTATTCTTTCGCGCTCCAGCCCGAGGAGCACCAGCCGACCGGCACGTGCAATTTTTCGCGCATCGACAACGCATCCCTTAACGTGCAGCTCAAGTCGAGCGTCGCGACCACCTCCCAGAAGATGTTCGCTGTCAACTACAACGTTCTGCGTATCGCCTCCGGTATGGGCGGCCTAGCATTCTCCAACTAGACCAAGGGTCTTTTTTGTGGCGAATTCCTTCTGTTCGCTTTTGGCCAGCGTGCTCGTGTCGCCCGTCTGGAGCGCGCGGATTTCCGGACCGGAGAAGACCACGGCGTCGAGCACGTAATCCTGGAATGCTTCACACGCCAGGGGCACAATCGACTTGAGGATCTCGAGGATGGACTGAGCCGGTTCGCGAATTTCAGGTTGGGCACCGGGGCTAATACGGAGTTTCAAAAAATGGAAAAGGTTGTGCAAGTTTAGTTTCCAATAAAATTCAGTAAATGTACTTTGGGGGAGATGTGCGCGCGCAAGTTCGCGCGCGACACCCCGTCGTACGAGTTCATCGTACGTATGAAATGCAAGATCGCAAGACGCCTTTTGTTTCAGACGTAATAGCTCCTCGGTGATAACTTCGCCGGACGACCCTTGACCGGCCGTTTTGCTCTGGGCCCGAAGTTCGGACGGTACGAAAAAATCATCCTTGACGATCGAGTACCGCGCCGAGACTTCATTCACAGATGCGGTCCGGTGACGAAGCCATTGACGGGCGACGAAAATAGGAACACGGACGTGAAACTTGAATTCGACCATCTCGAACGGCGTCGAGTGTTGATGACGCATGAGGTACCGAATCAGCGCACGGTCATCGCTGACGGTCTTTGTCCCTGGTCCGTAGGACACGCGCGCAGCCTGAACGATAGATGCGTCGTCTCCCATATGGTCTACCAGGCGAACGAAAGAGGAGGCCATTTCTTGTTCATATGGCGGCCGCACACTTTATTTGTTGTCTGGTAGTAAATGACGACCACGACCCTACAGAAGATACTCATGGTCGTCATCATCTTCGCGGCTGCCTGGTTCGCCCTTCGGTACCGCCAGAGTAATTACGAGCCGCCCGAATCGACCGTCACCGTGACTCCGCCTCCGGCGATCCAGGGTGCCCCGAGCGGCGATCAGCCCGCGGCGATCGCCCCGGCCCCGGCGGCCCCAGAGGCTCCGATGGTGGCCCCAGAGGCTCCGATGGTGGCCCCAGAGGCTCCGATGTCTACGGGCATGGAAGACATCGGAGGTATAGGTTCATTCAATACCATCGCAGGCGAGACGATGTATGACTTTGATCCGGCTCCGCCCGCGGCTCCTTCCCCAGAGGCCCCGATGGCTCCTCCCGCGACCACCGGGACTGAAATGTATATGGCGCCGCCGCCCGAGCACTCCATGAACGACGAGATCGAGATGTACACTCGTTCGGGCTACGCCGAAATTTAATCGCGTCCTCTTGTATAAATGAACTCACCCACGACCAAGGCCCAGCACGAACAGCTTAAACAGCGCCTAAACAGATTGACGCATGCTAGCAAGGCTTTCAATAAAGCCCAGCGCACTGCGAATTCGCTCCGGCGCCAGTTCCACCGTGCGGCATTTCTCGCTCTGTACGGCCGTAACGAGAATAGAAACTCTCTGACGAACCAAGAACGCGCCGGCCTTCGTGCCATGATTCGGCGCGCCCAGCGCGTATTTATGACGAAGCGCGTTCTGTCCAGAAGTCTTAACCCTAACACAATGTATAGAATCATAAACAATATTTAAAACACACGACCGCTGACATATAAATGGAGAAGCGATTTGCGCTCCGGCTCAAACTTCACAAAGTCAAGGGGAGTGTCGTACACCACTGTGCTTTGTTCCAGCGGGTCCTCGCCGCACAGGGTACGGCGGCCCGGGTCGTCAAGGGTGTTTGCGTCGTTCCGCAGACTCGTGAAATTTGTGAACATTTTTGGGTCCAGAGCGACAAGGAAGGTCTCGATTTTGATATCGGGTACGAGGTCGGTTGTCTGAATTCACCAGAGCTCGCTTCCGTCGAGACGGTTCTTCTACCAGAAGCGCCGGACGGATTCACAAAGCCGGATACGGATCCGGAAAACATTCGTCTCTTCGAGCTGTACCAAACGGATCCGAAAACCTTCTGGGCGGAAGCACCAGTCGAGGTCCGCAATTTTAATGTCAACTCAAAGTAAATGGCCGTCGTTGATCGTAACCTATTCGTCATTCTGGCTGCCGCCGTCCTGTTCACCAACTCGATCCGCGAGATGTACCGCGATGGTAAACAGTGGTCGACCCGATTCATGACCATTTTCCAGATCGTGCTCGCATTCGCCCTTATGATGTTTCTGAGATCTGGTTAAAAAAAAATAAGCACCCACAGTAAATGAACTCTGCGGTGAACAACAACAGCACGAAGTTTATGCGGGCGGCTCTGGGCGGCCTCCTTCTCGTCCTGTTCATGTCCGGTATCTTTATGGTGGTCGAACAGTCGCCGAAGGACGGCCAGCCGGTCGAGTCAAACAAGAAATGGTTCGGCACGGCGTACATCATTCTGGCCGGTCTCCTCGGTATCTATTACACCTTCAAGAATATTGCCGGGAGCAACAACGGCGGCGGCTACTGAGTCGACATCGTCTGTGAAAGCGCCCGAAACACATCAGGCGTGTTACACGTGTCAAACCCAATCGTATGATTGATACCAAGCTTGCGTGCAGTCAGAACCACATCCTGGTTCGCTCCAAGGTACACAAAGGACCAATTGTCCCGTGCCTGGCGCGACTCGACCAGATCTTTGATATGTTCGGACGTGTACTTGAGTGATGTATTCTCGTCACCGTCCGTCAGAATGATAACCACCGTGTCGCGAGGCAGGTCGAGTTTCAGAATCCGACCCATTGCATCCAGGAGAGACGTCGACCCGCGTGGTTGAAAAGTTTCGGTTGTCAGCGGCGTCACATCGTCGATCGGCACATTTTCGTACACTGTGAGAAACTCGTGGTCGAATTGGTAGAGTGACATGGTTCCTCCGAGCGGCTTTTGACTCTCGACGAACGAATTATACCCACCGATCGTATCATCGCGGCACACCTCCATCGAGCCTGAACGGTCGAGCAGAAATACGCGCGTCGTCATTGTTATACTGTACAGACAGTAGAAACTTTTATGTACACACTTACTAACATGAACCTTTCACGTAGTTTTAAAAACTTTGAAGAATCTCGGCGTCACATGCCTCGTAACAATCCCAATGCTCATCGCGCCGCGCTCGTT